ATCAAGTTCATTTAAGAATTTGACAATTTCTTCTTCCATTAGCCTGATATACATATTGTCCCGTGGGACACGTTTAACAAACAACTGAAGTTCTGCGGGTAGACGATTGTCAAAAGACACAAAGTCACACCATGAGCGCCCTGTGCAAGCCATTTGGAATTGCATCTGGGTGTTGTATTTGCCTGGCACAGTTTGACTGAGTAAAGTCTCAATGTGCGTGGCTGTATTGGGGCATTTGATTTCTAACAGGCCATCGTCACCAACCAGGCCATCAGGGGAAGCACCCGCCATAATGATGGATGGGTGAGGGACAAACCCCACTTCATCAACCAAGACGTTCTGAGCGACTTCATACGATATACGGGCAAGCGGTTCTGTTTCAGTTCCATGTTGCATGGCAGCATTTGTGAAACTGTCGCCCTTTTGACCCGTCAGGCGTTCGCACACCAGCTGCGCCATGTAGTTGTCCCGAGTTGTTGAATAACCCGTTTTGGTCTTGGCAAGCACATCAGCCACACGGGATGCGGTGACTTTGCCAATTCTTGCTGCAAACCAAGCGTCTGAGCGTTGTTCAATCATTTCTATCATGTTCATCCTTTATTTGATTAGGTGCTTTTTTTCCACAAATAGGGCAGTAATTAACCCTTTCTCCAAACAAATTACTTTTCATCCAAAAATTACCGTTTGCCTCATAGCATCTCAAAACAACAGAATTAATTTCTGGAATGATTAATTGGCAAAAATGTTCTTTTTTCACAGTTTTGCTTTTGCTTTGTCTTTGGCTGCAATAACTTTCTTCTGCCAATCAGAATCACCGTTACAAGCGGCATAAGCGGCTTTGTAGGCGTTTTTCAGACTGTCTTGATCGGTAGATGCCTCAATAGCCGCTAAATGGTCTACAAGGGCGTTTTCGTCAATTGTTGAAGTAATCACGGTTCTGCGGCTGGCTGCGTTGCCATCGTCATCTTCAGGGGCTATTCCGCAAGCTGCCATCAGCGATCCTCTGCGGGCATAGGTCAAAGCGCTCATGTGACCTTGTGGGTCTGCTTTGCTTGCGGGGAAGTGCAGAATGCCGCATTCCATCATTTCGCCTGACTCATGGACAAACATGGTTTCAACCATCACGCCATTTTCACAGTCATAAGATTTCTGCACCAGGGCAATGCCGTTGTTGTTTAAAGCGTCTAGGACAGCTTCAACGCAAGCGGATAGGTCAGCATAGCGTGACTTGAAATGCGGGTTTGTAGAGGACTTTAAAGCAGGGCCAAAAGCCTTTTGTGCTTTGACCAATGCGGTTGCTAGGTTTTTCATGCTTCTTCCTTTAAATAAGCCGTTAGGCGTTTGATTCGATCTGAGTGGTAGTCACACATACGCTTTGCATATTCTTGGGCGCTGAGAGCCACAAGCAGCTTGCGGTGTGCCATTTCAAGTTCGTTAACCGCCAGTTCTTTAGCTGATGGCAAGCGGAAGTAATTTTTTAGTTGGTCAATCATTAGCCTCTCCAGGCAAGCATCACGCCAATGCCGCCAAAGATAATGATGGCTAACACGCATTCAACAAGGGTTTGAATAATCTTAGATTTCATTTTGTTCTTTCAACATACGAGCGTGGTGAATCTTGGCCTCTGACACAACGTGTTCAAATTCAGACAAGGGCAGATCGTAAGAAATGTCGTCACCCTTTAAGTTGTAAACAGACACATCGTAGATTTCCGCTGAGTTATGGTCATGCGGCATATTAATTTCAGGTGGGTAGTAGTCATAACCAACCTTGACGTTCTCAAGCGTTGTGCCATTGTCATAAGACACAACGTCATCAAAGTAATAGTGGAGTTTGTAGTCAATCATTTGGTTTCCTTAGAGGGCCGAAGCCCTGGTTAGTTAATTTGGGATTAAGTTTTGAGCAATGGTTTTTTTTGCGTCTTTTAATCTGGCAAAAGTCCAACGAAACTTTCCATCAACAAAAATTTCCCAACTGGATGACAATGTGTTGCAGCGAAAACCATAGTCTTGAACACGAACAATGGTGATGTTGCCCTGGGTGAAAACTGTTTTGCGGTTCATGTGCAGCCCCTTAAATGCGTGAAGGCTGTGTGCCAACCAAGTTGCCGTCCATGATGTTAAACAAAATGGTTTTGGCAACATTAAGGGTTTGTCTAGCACGTTCTGTATCGCCAAAAGCCATCAATTCTTGAGCGTCAGACATGAGGCCAGCAACAACCATATTGCCGCCTGTAAATTGATAAGTAATAGATTCTTTGACTGACTCAATGTAAGAATCAATATCAGCAAAACCATACATGGACACGTTGCGGCTGGATTGTGTAGAAGTTGTCATTTGATTTCCTAAAAAGACCCTGTGCGATTTGCTAGGGCATGATGTGATTGTAAGCTAGCTTAACCAAATCAACTAGGTGCTTACCCTTAAATTTGCGTAAAAAGCAACACATTCAGCAATTATTTTGTCAATTTGCTGCATGGCAGTTTCATGTTGGCTGGTGATTGCTTTTTCTGTGGCTTTGCCGCCTGTCACAGCCCAAGTCATTTGATAATCTTTTGTGACGGTGAAGTAATACATTTCACCCTCTTTGCGACTGCCCGTTACCGTGGTGGTGATCAGGCCGCTGCTGCGTTTCATTGTTCCAATTGATATGCGGGTAGCATCGTCCAGTTGAACGGTTGATAAGGCTCTCCAGCCAAATGCGGTTTTAGAAATTTGCATGATGTTTCCTTTAAATGTTGGCTAATTTTTTTGCGTAAGCAACAGCCTGGTCAAACATTGTTGGCGGGTAAATTCTTGTAGTTACAACTTGTTCTGCGTCTGTGTCGATTAGGGTGACTGCGTAACCCTTTTGAACCTTAGTTACCAAGGAAGCAATGCCATCCAAAACATTGACAAATGTTGCGACTTGACTTGAGACTTGAGAAATAATCATTTTTAACCCCTTGCGTATTGATAAAGACTTTTGCAATAACCAAAATAGTTACCGCTTCTTTTTGCGTTGTTTGACCAGGCAACAACAACAGAGCCTGATTTTTTGACTCCATAAAAGCGCCCAAGACTGCCGCCAGCGCTGACCCATTGACCAGGCCGTAAGGCCCGCACCTGGTCATCAGTTAATTTCCAAATGTCAATTGTTTTTTGAAATTTCATGTCGTTCCCCTTATGCTGCCAAACGTCCAACAGAGTTGAAGCCGTAACCGTCATCACCTAAAAAGGCGACACGGGCCAATGTGGGGCTAGGCTGTGTCTCACAGAAATTAAGAGCAGAAACCCGATCCATGATGCGTCTTTGATCGTTGTAATCAATAGAATCAGCAATGTAAGCGCCTTGGCAACCGTCTTTTACAGCTGGCACTTGCAAACCGTAATATTCACAAGCCGCTTGCACAGCTGCTTGCATAACTTCTACAGTCAATTCACGCCTAACAAAAATGTAGTTAGCGCCAAAGCTAGTCTCAACACCGTCTAGGCTGCTGTAGTTGTAACCTTTGTAATCGGTCATACCGTCAAAGTAAGCGCCCTCAAACATTGCCACAACATTTTTGACAGCATCGTAAGTTGGGCCGTTGGTATAGCTGATGTTGATTGAAGCGCCCATGCTGTATGTGCTAGAACGCACAGAGAACCGAATGCCAGGGAAAGACTCTTTGAGAGCAGCACGAACTAATTTTGCAGTCTCAGCGCAAGAAAGATATTGAGTGGTCATTTTGATTTCCTTTTAAAAGACCCCGAAACGTCAGGGCATGGGTGAATATTAAGCTAGCTTAACTGGCTTGTCAAATGGTATTTATAAAGCCCCCTTAACTTTGTCGGGTATTTGACTAATTGTGTAAGTTGGCTTAATATGCAAACATGGATAAATTGCAAGCTATAAAAAACGCTGGGTCTGCAAAGAACCTGGCACAGCTGCTGGGCATTACTAGAGCAGCCATCAGCCAATGGGGTGACGCAGTTCCCCAGGCTAGGGTGTGGCAATTAAAAGCATTAAAACCAGAATGGTTTGACAAATAGAAAAAATATGTATAATCCAAATCGTCTGAGTGGCATCGGGCGAGCGAAACCAATTGAGAACCCCATAGATTTCTGTGTGGTCTTGCCTGACAACAGGCGAACTTTTGATTGGTTTCAATCGTTTGTTGTTGCTCTCGCCAAGAGCCAAGACCACAGAGAGATTTATGGGGTTTTTTGCGTTTGGCGGCTGTGCAATGCGGTACGTCGGTGGTTGCATTCAGGGATACCCTGTTACACGAGCAAACTAAAGCAGGGGCGGTGGGCGAAGGATAGAGCCGAGTGGTTTGGACGCAAGTCTAAGAAGTCTGTCCTATGCGATGCGATGACATGGCTCCGAAGGGAAGTTATCCACAAGCAAAGCGAGTGCTGTTTTAGTACGGTAAGGCTTTGCTTTGCTCAAACAATCACCAAAGGGAAGTTAAATGCAAGACTTATTCGGTAATAAGATTCCTGATCAACAAAAGAAAACAGACGAAGGGTTTGATGAATTCTGGTCTGCTTATCCTAGATGCGAGCGAAAAGGCGAAAAGTCCGCTTGCAAAAAGAAGTGGGTTGAATCTTATTATTTCAGCCAAAAACACATCATCTTGAAACACATTCAATGGATGGCAACAACAACTGCCTGGTTAAAAGATAACGGGGCATTTATTCCAGCGCCCAAGGTCTATTTAAACCAACAACGATGGGATGGGGCTGACATTCCTGATTTAAGCCCTAAACCGCTGATAGACCCCGCCCTGGCTAAAATTGAAGCGGACAGTAAAAAGGCTGCACCAATGCCTGATCACATACGAACCAGGCTTGCTGAGTTACGCAAATGACACACCATGAAGCAACAGCAATTCTTAATCGGGTCAGAGAAGGGCAACAATTTAGCCACTTTGTCATTACAAGAGCGCTTGAACTTACGGGAGACTATGAGGCAATCGGAAGCAATGGAATGGATCAGGCGATTCAAAAAGAAATCTTTAGAGGAAGGCAGGGGGGAAG